CCTCCCTCTATTTTCCATTACTTCACGTAAATTATCTCTCCAGGTGTCATCTTTCGGCAAGTAGGCATAGTACATGTGCTTGTAAAAATCGTAAGCTACTTGATTAAAGGGGTTATCATATGGGCCCGTTATGGATGACAAAAAGTAATCAAAATCCGTGTACACATCACCACTACCTTTGGAAAACTTCTTTATAGAAACAGAAGCGGGTCTATAGTGCACTACTGGAGGTATTCCTGGTCCCTGAAACTTTAAAGGGGTATCAACACAATACTTCTGAAGAAATACAACTCCTTTTTTCTTTATCTCCCCTAGGGGATCCGCATAACTCTTGAACTCCTCATGTATAATAAAATCTCTTATCTCAAAGTTAGCAAACTCCTTGAAGAAGAAGCTTATATTCTCTTCTGTAAACCAAGGTAAGAACTCCTTAGGAAAACCCAGCACATTGTCATCACCATAAACAGATAAAAGTATCTTCTTTAGCAGATCTGTTTGAAGTAATTTTCTAAATCTTATATCTTTTATAGCAAAGAAGTCTATCATGCACATAAACACAACGGCCGTTATCCAACTATCTCCGTGGGAAGTCTCGTAGGCACCTGAGGGCATAACACCATCTACTACTCGCCAAACATCTCCAAACATATTGCACACTTTGGTGGAGAGTCTCTTTGTTGCTTCATCTAGCATGGCCTTATACAACCTTTTGTCATAATCTGTTTCAAAATCCATGTATTGCATTGCCCATCTACTATATGCTTCCAAAAATAATCGAATTACACTAGTGTCGTACCCCGTTATGTCAAATGTGATGTATCTCATATCTTTATCATCATATCTAAAATATTTCGCAAACTCGTACATACCACCCTTATGCCAATCCATACCTATTCTTATAATTTCTCCCCTTTCTATTCTCTGACGATATCCTTGAACCAACTGAGATAGCAGTATAGTAATCAAATCAGGGATAAAATATTCACGGGCTTTATCACGTGCCTTCTCTCCTGCTTCTTTGGTCAGGGACTCAACATGATGTACTTCACTCTTAGGAATAATCTTAGCATACTCTATAGGTAAATCCAATTTCCCAGTTTTGTAGAAGCCTTCAACAGCTTCATCTATTTTCTTTGCACAATACTGGAATTGCTCTAACTTCTTTCCAAGAACGGTAACTTTCTTGTATATACCTGGTGATAGTTCTGTCATCTTACCTATTGGACCAGGACGCAACCCAAAAGATGCGGTAGAAGATATGTTTACAAAGTCTTTTATAGCACTCTCATAAGTCCATTTGTACGACTTAAAGTGATGTTGCCATCCGGCCATTTTCATTAGCCTACTTATACCCATTGCAAGCAATGGTTTGTGCTGTGCCATTAGCATAGGAAGAGAATTTGTACATTTGTTGTATTTTGACATTAACTTAGGTATCTTTGTTGGATAAAAATTCTCTTGTGAATAATAAGAATGCCAAAACCTCGTTTTAACTCCATTTACTGGAATAACGTACCCTGCAAATGCCCTATTGAAAGATGAAGCAGAACGAGCCGCCTCTATCTCTAATGTACGAGGTGACTCAGTTTCCCATTTTGTGCCTTTTATAGAGCCTACCTCCTTCCAAACAAAATCTTCATACCACTCTCTATCCTTCTTAAAACCTAGGTAAAATCTAAAATATTTTATATCCCATAATTTATATTGCTCAAAAACAGAGATATTTGGTTCCCATGACGAAGAAATTGGAAAAGTACCATTCATAGGAGCTGGAATAGGGATCTGATTTGGACCTACAGAAGTTGCTATGTGGCTTAATGCTTCTCTCAGATTTGGGTCGCCGTGTCTTGCATGAACAACACTATTGCGAATGTCCCAATCTCTTGCCAACTGGGAGAAGAAATTTCCATACAATACAAAATCATCTCTTTTGACTCCATCTTTTATTCTAGGGCACACGTATGACGGGCGAGTAGGAAATTTCGTATCTGTGACCTCAAACTTCAAATCGCAATCACAATTATATTTGTCACAGTAAATATTGGATTTATTTATGTGTATTATTTTCATTTTCAGCTTCTCCTTAGATCTACGCTGTATATATCTTAATATGGGTATGGACCTAAATTCAGGTTGTACTAACACTTTATATAATCTGACTTGTAAGGCTACAGTTATAAACTCAGTCGGCGAGGGTTTGCCACAATCCAGA